CGGAACATATTTAGAAATTGGTGCAGCAAATCCTTTCTATGGAAACAATACAGCCTTGCTAGAACAGAACTATAACTGGAAAGGTGTTTCACTGGACATAGATCAACAATTTGTTGATGCATTTTCAAAAGAAAGAAAAAATCCTTGCTTGTTAAAAGATGCAACATTAATAAACTATGAAAAATTCTTATCAGGACTTGATTTCCCTACAGACATAGACTATCTGCAATTAGATTGCGATCCACCTGATGTTACATATAAGATACTATTATCAATACCATTTGAAAAATATCGATTTGCCACCATCACATACGAGCACGATTACTACTGCGACGAGTCAAAGAGCTTTAGAGAAAAATCAAGAAAGTATCTTAGGTCATTTGGATATGTCATGGTAGTAGGTGATATTGCCCCCGATGAATGGAGAAATTACGAAGACTGGTGGATACATCCAGATTTAATTGATCCTGAAATATTGAAATCAATGTTAGATAGTAGTGACAATACAAAAAAAGCAGAAGATTATTTTTTAAAGTCATAAAATGGAATCAATACCAATCATCGGAACAGCAGTAGTCAATAGCACATATTGGGTTTCAAGACTTTTAATGAGTATTGACTACCCTGTTGATAATTTTTTTATTGTGAATAATAATGGTCGAGGAGAACTTGATCGTGAATTAGATAATCTAAAAAAAATAAATCATAAATTTGTTAAAAAAATAACAGTCACACATCTTCCTGCAAATATTGGATGCGGCGGTGCTTGGAATTTAATTATCAAATGTTATATGAATAGTCCTTACTGGATTATAGTCAATGATGACGTGTCTTTTGGAAATGGATTTTTAAATGAAATGGCCAGTAAAGCACAAGGTGATGCTACTATTGGATTAATACACGGTTACGCTGGTGATTTTAATTTAGGAAGTTGGGATTTATTTCTAATTAGAGATTTTATGATTCAAGAATTTGGATTATTTGATGAAAATTTATACCCAGCATACTGTGAAGATGCTGATTATATTATGCGTACTATTCATCGTCCGATTAACAAAGTTGTGTCTTTGGAAAAAACATATTATCACGGTTTGGTTGAACGTGGAAATTATTACGAAGCAGGAAGCCAAACAAAAAAAACAGATCCTACATTGGCTGATAAACTTGCAGAATGTAATGCTGTAAACATAGATTACTTAACAAAAAAATGGGGCGACGATTGGCGAATGTGTAATCCTACCGCCATGCCATTTGCAAATGACCCAGCACGTATTTCTCAATCTACGTATGACTTAAAATTTGTTAGAAGTAAAAATTTAGGATTTTAAAATAAATCCAACAACAACTCTAACTTAGCCCTAATAATTTTATTATTAAAAGAATTCTTTACAGCTCTGTGTAAAGGCTTGGGCCATTGATCGTAGCTAGCCCAGGCATACCCGTCGTGTTCTTCATTTAGTACTGGAATAAATTCTCGATCAACAACTAACACATAGGTGTTATATTGGAATTGTTGATCATTGCTAATGAATAGTTCCAACGGAATTACTTTTTTTATAGTAGGTGTTTTACCTACTTCTTCTTGTATTTCTCGTGTAAGGGCATCAAATGGTGTACTGTCAGACGGTTCTTTTTTACCTCCAACTAATCCCCATGTACCTGCTGTTTTAGTCTGTGTTCTTGATAAGAATAAAAAACGTTTGGTGTCTTTGGCAAGAAATAACCCACCACTACACACTATCTGATTTACAGTACTAATCTCCATAACGCTGCATTATAAATGCCCTCATAACTCTTGCTCCAAGCACCGTGTTCCCATCTATATTGTGTATTGGTGTATGAATTAGTTATGTATACAACATTGTTTGCACCAACAGAATTGAATATAATATTCCACTGTGCGCCGTCCCACTCAATAATATCATTCCCAGCTGCTTGGAAATCACTACCGTTAGAATTTTTCCATGCAACCGGGCCTATATAGCCAGGTTGATTTAAATTTGCATTAATATCTTCTAAGATTAAATATCTTGTACCAGCTGCAATAGTACCTGGATTATAGGTTTCAGGATTTATTACTGCATCAACTGTGCCTCTTCCACTGAGATTGTAACCACTTGTAATAGTTGTGTTACTTGGGATAGTATCTCTATCTATGTTTAATCTCATAACAAAGTTATCACTAGGATCTAAACTAATATATGCAATTACTTCATTATTATCCGGTTGTGTAAATCTTAGTTGGCTTAACCCTGCTGTAAATTTGCCAGGATATAAATCTAATATCTTCAACCAAGATGCTGTATTTTTTGGTGATGTGATATCAATATTTTCTCCAGCACCATTGGAATTTATTAATCTTGCAACATCGTTTAATACCAATAAATCAAAATTGCCAGGAGTTACAACAACCGCAGTATCAGGCGATATACCAGAGAATACATTAGCAGCTTCTGCAATATCGTATGTTGATGCAATTGTACCTTGTGCATTGCTGGCAAAAATGTTAGAGATAATTTTAGTAATGACACCTAATTTTTTAACTTTGGCAGGCGGAGTAATCCATATAGGTGTGTCAAAGGTCATGGTCATAATATCAATATCTTCAGTGACACCTTGGGGTATTTGTCTACTTGTCCAATTTACATCATCTAATCTAACAGTACTCAAACTAGTCCAATCAAGGTAATTATCCGTGGTTTGTATTTCAAAACTTGGAGTAAAGAACACTGCTATTTGTTCAAATATTTGTAATTTTTGTTCGTTGCTTGTAGACCATATATCAGCACATAACGTAAGTTTATAAGGACTTGGCATAATACGTTCTATGGTATAATTATTTCCTTTTTCGTTTAAGTATTGATTATTTTCTGAATCTATTGCTCGTTCTATGATATTAATTTTACTTATAAATGTGGGATCTTGTAATCTTTCTCTATCAAATTCTAATTCTTTTATATAGCAGGCAATGAATGGCGCACTAGGGATAGTATTCTCACTGTTCTTTTTAAGAATTTGTCCTACTTGTCTGGTCATGTCTCCATAACGAACAGGTACTTGTACAAGGTTACCCTTGGAATCTTTATAAGCAAAGTTGCTTAATATTTGAATAAATTGTACCAAATACCTGCGTATTTGACCGTCGTAAAAATAGTCCATTTTATAAATCTGCCTTTGGTTTTAGAATTTTACTGAGTGCTTGTTTCTCTGGAACAACTGCGCCACCAATTGTAGAAGTGGTAGTATTGTTTATAAAACTGGATTTTAATTTTCTTCTTACTAACAATGGGTTGTCTGTTTGAGTCTCGCCTAATGTACTTGTGGTCATTCTTACATTATCTTCAAACTTGAGCCAATGCGTTCCATCATATCTAAATAATCTGTTAGGTAAGTAATCTGTTCTTAAGAAAAAATCACCTAATGCAGGATTGCTCGGAAACACAATACCAAATCCGTATGGAACTCCGTTAGGTGGAACACCGTCGCCAGTTAAGTATCCTATATAATAATTATTATTTGGAGTATTCAACATTGCAGATGCGTCTAAATAAGACGATGACGCTGTGACATCAGTATTGTCAATGGATGCATCTGCAACAGAAACTAAACCTGTTCCTGTATTAGTAACTGGAATAACATAAAATTGTTCAGTTTGATATCCACTCTTTTCTGCATCTGCTTGAGCTTGTTCTATAATTTGATTGTTAACTTCAATATTTTTCTTATATGTTGATAACAAATCACGCAGTGTGCTGCCATCCTCTGCCCCGCTGTCTGCATCTAAAATTTCTTTAAATTCTTGACTATCAACTAGCGGTGAGCACTTTGCTCTAACTAAGTGTGGATACCAAGTTTGACTATATCCGCTTGCAGGGCGTGTAACTTCTGATACAACATAAAATCTTCGCAATGCTACAAGGCTATCATCTAATGCATATTCATCTTTTTGATGTGGTAATTCAATCACATCTCCTGCCATGATTTTTCTACCTAACGCATCATAACTGCTACGTAGATGAAAGTTAATCATAATATTATCATTTTGCAAAAACAATCCAAATTGACTTAAATTAAAGTCTAGATCTTGCATGGTATATATTCCACGGATAACATAAACATCTGGAGAATAATGACGATCTCTGTTCTCCATGAATAGCAAATCTTGTATACCCAACTCTGGAATTGGATTCAAATTATTAGGTTGAGCAGGAGAGCTGTTTCCTTCTTCTGGTGCAACAGGGCCAAGATATTTGTGTATATATACATCTGTACCTCCAACCTGAAACTGTTCGTTTATAACACGATCAAGAAATTTAAAATCGCCACCTTTTTCTGGTTTATATAATGATAGTCTTGGCATAGTATTCTATTTATCGCTAAATATTAGTATGACTGAGAACGAAAACGAACGCCAAAAGATAGTAGAATATGTAAAAGCCATGTTGGGCAGCGGCATGATCGACGTAGAGTTAGATCCTGTACACTACAATACTGCTATTGATAGAGCACTTGCTAAATTCCGCCAACGCAGTAGTAATGCTGTAGAAGAAAGTTTTGGATTTTTAACCCTGCAATTGGATCAAAATGAATACATAATGCCACAGGAAGTTACTAATGTTAGACAAATATTCCGTCGTAGCATTGGTAGTAGAACCGGAGGTGGGCAAGGTGGTACACTTTATGAACCATTTAACCTAGCATACTCTAACACCTATTTGCTAACCAGTACAAATATGGGCGGATTAGCCACTTACTATGCGTTTGCTAGTTATCAAAAGTTGGTGGGTAAAATGTTTGGCGGCGAGATCAACTTTACATTTAACAAAACTACTAAAAAACTCACCGTAATGCAACGTCCTAGATCTGAAGAAGAAGTTATGCTATGGATGTATAATTACAGACCAGACTTTAATCTAATACAAGATCAGTTTGCAGGACAATGGCTTAAGGATTACAGCCTTGCAACTTGTAAAATTATGCTAGGTGAAGCACGTGAAAAGTTTGGTACAATTGCTAGTCCACAGGGTAGTACAACATTAAATGGTGCAGCTCTCAAGGCCGAGGGCAAAGCTGAGATTGAGACATTAGAACTTGATCTAATCAACTACAAAGACGGCGGTACTCCGCTTACTTTTGTAATTGGCTAAAAAATTCTTGACAACTTAATACATATGTAATATATTATAGTATCACTAAAGGATGCTATGATTATTGGTTTTGTAGGTTTAATTGGTTCAGGCAAAGATACCGCTGCTGATTATTTGGTAAATTTTCACGAGTTTCGTAGAGAAAGTTTTGCCGGTACATTAAAAGATGCAGTAAGTATGGTATTTGGCTGGGATCGTACCTTGCTTGAAGGACGTACAAAACAAGCCCGCGAGTGGCGCGAACAACGCGACGACTGGTGGAGCAATCGTTTAGGCATGGAAATTACTCCACGCTGGATTCTACAATGGTGGGGTACGGAAGTATGCCGCAAAGGATTTCATGATGATATCTGGATTGCTAGTTTAGAAAAGAAACTATACGACAGCAAAGACGATATTGTTATCAGTGATTGCAGATTCCCCAATGAAATTAAGTCAATCAAAGATGCAGGCGGCATTGTAGTGCGAGTTGTTCGTGGAGCAGAACCCAAGTGGTACGACACAGCCGTGCAAGCTAATCAAGGTAGTGAACTACATCGCACTTTATTAGAAGAACAAGGCATACATCCTAGCGAAACTTCTTGGATTGGTACTAATTTTGATGCTATATTAGACAACAATAACACCATTGATGATTTGTTTAGTCAGATTAAAAATCTGGTTTCAAGTCTCCCTGCCGCCAAGGCAGTTTGAGTTTATGTAGTATACGCTGACAGTTAGCGCATACTGTCTTTAAGTTAGTATATCTACAATTTGTTAAATTTCCATCAACGTAGAATACATTAAACTGATCAGGGTATTTAGAAGTAAAGCCACATTTATCACAGGCAGATTTTTTAATATATCCAGATTTGGCCCACAGCGGTATACCTTCTCGGCGTTGGCTTGCACAGTGGTCGCACTTTGACCTATAGAAAGGTCTTCCTTCCTTATAATAGTTTATAGCAACAGGTCGTTGCCCACATTCTTTACATAGATCACGCATATTGCGCCCTTTTTGTTGCCCTTTCCTAAGTATTTAACCCTGTGTTTTTTCATATAGTAGGTAAATAATTCAAGTAATCCAATTAGGAGATATTACATATGGCAACATTGAATTCACCAGGCGTAAGTGTACAAGTAATCGACGAGAGTTTCTACACTTCGGGCGCAGCAGGAACAATACCAATGGTATTTGTGGCATCTGCACAAGACAAAACTAATCCAAGCGGAACCACAGCATTGGGTACTACAGCAGCGAACGCTGGTAAAGTATGGTTGATGACTAGCCAACGTGATCTAACAGATACGTTTGGTACACCACATTTTTATACCGATGCAAGCAGCAATCCTCAACACGGTAATGAATTGAACGAATACGGTCTACAGGCAGTATACAGTTTGTTAGGAGTTAGCAGCCGTGCTTATGTGGTTAGAGCAGATCTTGATACCAGCATGTTGGTCCCAAGCGGTACAATTCCAAAAGGTAAACCAGTTGGTGGTACACATTGGGTTGATACGAATGCTAGCCTATTTGGAGTTAAAGAATGGGATGCCGGCACTAAGAAATTTAAGGTGATCACACCATTAGTAATCAATGACGATACTCCTGCTAATTTAAAAAACGGATCTGCACCAAGTTCATCTCTTGGCAAGAACGGTGACTACTGCATGGTTATTACAAAAAATAATACAAATGCATTGTTCTATCGCGATGCAGGTGTGTGGAACGTGATATCTGCTGGTCAAATCAGCACACACTATGACTATCCTGATACAACCGGGTGGGGGACTGGCGACGTTTGGATCACTACCACAACTCCTACAAACGGAGCAAATTGGAGTGTTAAGCGATATAACAGCAGTTCACAAGGATGGGATACTGTCACTGCTCCTTTATATGCTGATATTCCTTCTGC